AAATATCTGGGATCACCGCCCCGTTTGCCGAAAATTTTAGACGAACATGTCTGATACTTTAGCACGTTAAAGCGTTAAACTTCACCGCGTTAAAGTGGTAATGTGTGAAAGCGTTGAAACATCCAGGCGTTATCCAGGCGTTGTCCAGGTATCATCCGGCTGTAATTGTTAACAAACTATGAACTATAAAAGATCAATAAAATCCGTACATGAAATTAAAAAATATCACTAGACAAAAAATCAAACCATGGTACTATATAGATGTAACAAGAAAGAAACAAACATCAAACGCAAATAAAGAAAGTGAGGATTGAAACAATGACATTTAATGAAAAGAGAGAGTTAATTTTATTGGCTGAGAAAAATATCAAGAGTGGGAAAAATGTGTCGGAAGTTGAAAGCGAAGATGTTAAAAAGATGATGAAGAAAATTGCCGCTAACGCGGTAAGTATTGGACTCTATAATTTTAACTGTTTTGTTATTTCAAACATTTGCGAGGGCGACTTTACAACAATTAAACCAGGCTGGGAAGACGCTAGAGTTGGGATGGTAAAATGTTTGGCAATAATCAATAATGAGGGTGAAGATCTTATAGACATTTTAGGTCTTGAAGAAATTGAAGACGCGGTGCGTTTTACACTCTTTGAATTAGAGGGGGAAGAACATGAGGGTTAAACCGATTAAAAGAATCAACATTCCAGATTCTACTCGAATAAACTTCGTTGACAAGCGCACCACCATAAAGGAGACTTTATCAGATGGAACAATCAATTTTTATGACCTCGATTCTTCTCTACTCTGTGAGGGGTACTTTACAAATCAAATCAGAGGAGAGCTGCAAAGAGTGGAAACAGAGAAAGTTGTCTACTACACTTTTACTTTTAACAATGGCGATAAAACGCACTATCGTAACTTTTACACGTTACGAGACAGATTATAATTTTTATGTATCTGGTATACCACCGTAGACCATAACACAACACGCAATATAATATAATCGATCAAAAACTACATAACATTACACTTCAAACAAATAACACAAAAAGGAGATTTTAAATTATGAAGAATTTTGAATTAGTAGCTGGTAAAGACGCTTGTGTAAAGCTTGTAAAAATCAATGGTACAACCGCACTTGCGAAAGATGCTAAACCATACGGAAAACTGTTAGGAATTGTAAAAGGCACTGAGGACGAAACAGGAAAAGAAACTTACTATCTCTGCATGAAAACAGATGAAGGAATTGGAATCTATGCGACAGGCGTAAAGCGTGAAATTGATAAGATTGTTGATTTGTTTGTTGATGCTGAGGCAGATGGAGAAGATTTCATCATTCAGTGTACAACAGGGATTTCAAGAAAGTCAAATCAAACTTTCTTTAAAATTATGGTAGTGATGATTTAAAATTGTAGACGGTCAACAGTGCGGTTGACTCCAAATAATAGAACGGAAGCTAATCAAGTTTGTTCATTTTACATCAATAAGGGGACTGGAAACAGTCCCTTTTATAATTTCACAATGTTAACAATTTGTTAACAAAATATCTCATATTTGTTCATATTTATATGTTAAACTGAAAGAACAAAAAATGAAAGTGAGGTATTGAATATGTATTTAGAAAGCCAATTATTAGAACTTCAACACGCTATTGTATTAAGAGCATTAGACGATATCAAAACACCTGTTTTGAGACTGAAGTATTACAGAGAAGTTAGAGAGTCACTTGAATTATATGCACCACTCTATCACATGACAGCCGATGAAATGATTCAAAGCGCAATCGCAAGTGGCTACATTGAGCCTTTTACAGAAAGAGAGGTTGAGGAATATGGCAAGTAAACAAAAAGAGCGTGTTGGCGAAGTCCAACGTGCAAAAGGGATTTTATATGACGTGTCTAATGGAAAGTATGTGTTGCTCAAGAAACACTACACAAAAGATGAATCACTTCTGTTACTTAGAACTTTAGGCAAAAGAGCGCAAACCAGACTTGCAACCCTTAGAGAATACTTCAGTGAGCGTGGCAAGCGTTACACGGGTGAAATCAATCCCGTATATGACAGATATAAAGGATTTGATATCAAGTATCAAGGTTTATCATTGCAAGCGATTCAGAAAAAAGTATCAACCGCCATTGAGATATTAAATGCCAAACAGTCCACTTACACGGGATATAGACAGTTACAAAATAAAGCATACCAGAAAATGATAGAGAATCACCCAAAACTCAAAAACCTATCTTTTGAAGATTGGAAGAAAATGACAACATATATGGGTGCTTGGCAATCAGCGCATGAAGGTGAACAGTATGATAGTGAACAGCTACTTGCTTATGCTAATTGGGCTGGAAATACACTAGGTAGCGGGTTCGATGGTTTAGCGGCAATGAGTCCAGAAGATGTAGACCTCGATGCATGGTTTTTAGATGTACAACGTGAAGGTAGTTCTGGAGAGTGGTTATCTCTTAATCAAGATTTTGACGATATTTAAGGAGAGGTGTAAACAATGGCAAAACGAAAAGAAAAAATTTCATATTGTAAAAAGTTTCTTTGTTTTGACATTGAAACGACTCATGAACACATAGCAGAAGATTGTGATATAATCTATACATGGCATTGGTCGGTGATGGATAGTGACTATAACTATAACACATGCTCATCATGGTCAAATTTATATGATTACTTGCATAACCAATATCAGACATTTGCAACTCAAGGCGAGAACCGCATTATTGTTTATGTACATAACTTATCATATGAAATGGAAGCTATAATAAGAAACCTGGAAGGACACACCATGACAGGCGGCTTTTACATGGACACTCACGAACCGTTATATCTTATCATAGACGATGTTTTGGAGTTTCGCTGTTCTTACAAGCTAACGAATAAAGGTCTTGCGGCTTGTGGAGAAGACGTGGGACTTGAAAAGCTTGAAATGAATTACAAAGATATCGTAAAACCAGGTGAAAAGTTGCCGCAAGATAAGGAACGATACACATATCGAGATGTTGAAATTATGGTGGCGAAAATTCATCAATTGGAAGAACAGGAAGGTAAACCTTTCTATGAATTTCCATACACGAACACGGGTTTTTTACGTGATGAGCTTCGCTCAATCATGAAAAAAGATTATAAGTGGATGAAAATGTTTAGAAACACCGCACTTAACTATGAAAAATATGTTATTTGCAGAAAAGCTTTCATGGGTGGCTATGTGCACGCCAACTATTTATATGCTGGTCAAATCATGGAAAATGTAGATAGTTTCGACTTTGGTAGTGCGTATCCGTTCGCGATCGCAACAGAAAAATTCCCATGTAGTCCACTCATGCCGTTAAAGGGTGCGAATATCTACGACTTAAAGCGTTTAATGAACACAGACAATTATCTTTTTATATGCACTATAACAGCAAAGAATATCAAGGCACGTGGTTCAATGACATATCTATCACTTTCACATTGTGATGTGTCAAGCGACTGTGTTATGGATAATGGTAGAATTTTTAAAGCTGACATGATAAAAACAACATGCACGTCACTAGACCTAGGTATTATACTACGTATGTACAAAATTGAATCAATCAGAGTTGATGAATGCTATTATTGTAGAGCTGATTACTTACCATCTGGAATTGTTACGACAATGTTAAAATATTATAACAAAAAGCAATCATTAAAAAATGTTGACGGTGAAGAATTAAACTATGGGAAAGCAAAAAACCGTGTTAACTCTTTTTATGGAATGTTTGTACAAGACCCGATTCACGACGTTGTTACACTTGAGGGTACTTATTGGAGCTTGCAACATTGTGCGATAACAAACAAAGAAGAAATCACGGCACAGCTCGAAAAATTCTATAAATCGCACAGAAGCTTTTTGCCATACCAAATTGGGGTTTTTATACCAGCGTATACACGCTATCATTTAATGCATGATATAGTATCAAAAATAGATAGAAATGTGTTGTATTGCGACACAGACAGCGCAAAAATCATAAATCGAGAAGAATGTTTAAACGTTATAAACGAATATAACGACTTTGCAAAATACAAAATTGATCTAACAATAAAAAGATATGATCTTGAGTATGACTTACCAGATTTAGGCATTTTCGATTGGGAAACAAAAAAGAAAGGTGCATGGAGAAAATTTAAAACATACGGAGCTAAAAAATACATATATGAAGAAGCTGACGGTACGCTAAAAATGACAGTATCAGGACTATCAAAAAAAGCCGTGAAATATCTAAAATCAATTGAAGATTTTGAAATTTTTACAACTTTTGACAAAGATGTGTCGGGGCGGACAATTTCACACCCAACTACAAACGCAATCGAAACATATGACAATGGCGGTACATGGATAGAGGACACTACATATACTCTGTCAATCAGTCCAGAATATGGAGCTTTGATTGGAATAGACGTTTATAGCATCAAGCCGACAATAATAACAAAAGAGGGGAAAAAAGAGAACACAGATAAAGATATAAGTAAACGTTTAGAAAAGTTTACGGTAAAAACCAAACATTTATCACCAATAATATTAGAAAAGATAGGAGAATAACATTATATGGAAATTGAAAACTTGTATATAACAGTAGGTGACGAAACCTACATAAATATTCCATCACTATATACTTTAAACGCTGATGTTTACATTGTTTTTGGTGAGCGTTCAGCGGGGAAATCTTATTCAGTTTTTAAAGGTTTGTTTGACGAATATAACGCAACAGGAGCGCAATTTGCTTACATGCGTACACGCGAAGATTATTTGATACGCGGTAGGGCGTGGGCGGCTGTCGCAAATATTAAACCATATGTAGAAAAAACATTATGGAAAGAAGAAGCAAATCTTAATTACTATTCTGGACAATATAGGAAACAGGAGTTAGATAGAAATGGGAAATGGATGTATAAGCCATGTGGATATAGTTTATCAATTGCCTCATGGATGAAGTATAAAAGCAACGGATTTGATGAGGTTAAAACTATATTTTTTGATGAGTTTATCGAAGATGATGACACAACTACAATAATTCCACTGTCAACAAGCGAATTTTTAAAAGGATATAGTCAGCAATTGTCAACAATAATTAGACGTAGAAAAGACGTTAAAGTTGTAGCATGTGCAAATAGCATCAATCCAAAAAGCCCGTTGTTTCTTTACTACAACATTGATGCACGTAAGCTTGAACAGGGAAAAGTTTATATTTTCAATCGCAAAATTGACGATGGTGATACACTGAAAATTTGTGTGCTGTACACCGAACCGCCAAAAAAAGCGCACGTGTCAAAGCATCTTGCCGTTTACGAGTCCCAAACAAACGACATGACTATAAACGGAGCTTGGCAAGAGGAAGTCTATCCAGAAATTTTTAATCATTTATCATGGAAGTGGTACGCGGAGTTGACAGTAAAAACCAACCGTGTATATATAGCAGACTTTGGAATAACAGTAATTTTTCCAGAAAAGCAACGTTGTCCTATGGTAATTGTAGACGGCAAATATAAATCAAAAAACAATATACTTACAAATGAGCTATATTTACCGACAACTCGAAAATTGATAGAATGGATGCTATATTATAAACGCACCTCACAAATCTGCTCAAGCTCAAAAGCGGCAAGCGAAAAATTTAATGACTTAATCAAACGTGTACTTATTGACAGAAATTAAATATATGTTAAACTATAGTTAGGGGCTACCAGACAGACCGTGAAGAGCGGGGTAGTTGTGCAAACTGTCAGCACGGGCGTGGAGACACGCCCACCTTTTTAGAAAGTGAGGTGTTGTGATGGATGTAAGTGCAGTTACACAGATAATTACAAGTGTAGGCTTTCCGATCTGTATGACGTTAATCTTGTGTTACTATATCAAGTACCAGACAGACGTTCATAAAGAGGAAACAAAAGAGTTGACAAATGCTATTAACTCACTGAGGGAAATGATATCAGAGATTAAAACAAAATTGGAAGATGAGGTGCAAGCATGACATATTATGAAGTTATCAAAAAAGCGTTATTTATGTTTTATCACCGCGATGAATATGCATATTTTTACGGTGCAAAAGGGCAAGTCCTAACCGATGAAGTGATGAACACACTTATCAGTCTCGAACCCGCCTATTTTTCAAAGTATACAACACAGGAGTTAAGTGCTTATAAAGCTTTCTCACGTGGTAAAATCGGACTTGATTGTAGCGGTTTCGTGTCCGCTGTCGTAGGCGTGCAAAATTACAGCACTGGACACTATCATGACGGAGCAGAAAAAACAACACCTCTTTTGGGTACTGAAGGAAATGGTTTGTACTCATCTTTTGGCGGCAAAGGTAGACATGTTGGAATTGACATTGGATATGGTTTCTTTTTACACATGCCAAAAGAGGGACACACAATCGAGTTAGGAAGAATTGCAGAGTATGAATGGGAACACAGTTTCCACTTTGCTAATATTAACTATGAGGGGGCGAAAGCATGATTGATATTGAAAAGATGGTAACTACTTTAAACATTCCAGACGGCATGACGGTTGATGAAATGCGAAGAATCGTTGTAGATGTGCTAGACATGGCAAAAGCTTCAAATGAAGCGGAAAAGGCAATTGCAACAGAAAACACAACACTAAAAACGGAAAACGACAGACTCAGCAAGCAGAACTTGGAGCTATTCAACCGCGTGACAACTTCAATTTCTCCGTCTCCAAAACTTAAAGAAGATGAGGAAGAAGAAAAAGAGGAAGTCACAACTGATGATATTTTAAGCTATTATAGTTAATAGAAAGTGAGGTATAAAATTATGGCAACAACAACAAAACCGCTGACAAGCGCACAGCGCGGAGTAAATCTTTTTAACGATGCGAGAAAGAATTCCTCAAACGAATACATGAGGGCAACAGGCGAAGTTACCGTGGCAACGTCAATTTCTCACGCAATGACACCAATCGTAAAGTATGCACCATTTATGAACGAGTTTCTGCACTATGTTGTAAACAAGATTGTAATTCAGTCCGTTGAATCTAAGATGTATACCAATCAGTATGAAATGCTGAAAAAGGAAGGTTTTCCACTTGGAACCGATATGGAAATGAATTACGTCAATCCTGCCATGGGGCGTGATTATGATATTTCTCTTGGAGCAAAGCTTTTACAAGTTACAAAACCAGACGTTAAAACTTGTTATTTCCGACAGAATCGTAGACGACAGTTTCCAGTAACAATTCCCCGTGAACTTTTGGAAGGAGCTTTCACGTCATGGGAGCAGCTTGACAGTATGGTAACAGGCATGGTGACAAGTCTTTTCAGTGGTAACGAGATCGAGGAAGAAAACCTTATCAAGAAGTTGATTCAGACTTCCGTTAAAAACAACGTAGTAGTTAAGAAGGAAATTGCATGGGATGATGCAGACCCTGCCGCTTCATCTGTCGGCTTTATCAAGACAATTCAGAAAATTGCACTTGATATCACACATGCTTCAAGTGACTTCAACAATTACCAGGCATATGCAACAGCACAGGGAATTGCAGACGCGACACCCGCTATCACATGGACACCATCTGACAGTTTATATCTGTTTATAAGAAGTGACGTTTTAGTAAATTGCAATGTTGAGACACTTGCGGGTGCTTTCAACATGAGCAAAGCGGAGTTAGTAGGACGTGTCACACCATTCCCTAACTTTGATTATCTTGATTTTACATCTGAAATTGATCCAGTAACAAAATATTGGAAAACCATCAAGGATGACCAAAATATTCTTGCCGTGCTTGCCGATGTTAATACATTTGAATACCGCGACAACTTAAGTACAAGTGGTGACTTCTACAATGCCGCGGGAATGTATCAGAATCAGTACTTGAACGTTTGGCAGACATACGGCATTAGACCGTGGGGAAATGCCGTCGCAATTTGCAAACAGGCATAAATAAGGGGGGATATTATGACAACTGTATACTTGTTTGATTCGCCATTTGACGACAGCGGTAAACACTTGTTAATCCCAGCAGAAAGAAACGCTGAGGGGTTTTTAAAAGAACTTCTCAGCGTTCTTCCGTATAAACGCTACGATAATGTAACGTGGGAAAGACAGGGGCAGACGTTTCGTTGTCCTGTTCGAGCAGATGAAATTAAACGCTATAACTACATGGCATATCAAAATGAATCAAGACTTGAATTTGCATATATCATTGATTATCAGTACGTAAACAATAAATTGACATATGTAAATACATCTGTTGACTACTGGGCAACCTATATCGACAAATTTACCTTCCATCCATCACCAGTCATGAGACAGCACCCAGCAAGTGACGGACTTTTTGCGAACTTCTTTCCAGAGCCAACGCAAGTTGATAGGTGGGAAATTGCACGAACTGAATATGGTTTTTCAAAAGATGATGACGACTCCGTGTATCTGATGACCGCAAACAATACAGACACCTATGAAAACCGTTCAAGTGATTTCTACGCGGCAATCGCAAATTTTGCCATGGGTGATTATGGTCAAATAAGCAATTTCTTTTCATTGGTTTCTGTCAACCCTTGCGAATGCGGCGGCATAGTCCAGAGTAACACAAGTAAGCTTTCAAGAGCACAAGCGTTAGAAGTGGTTAAACGCTATGCAAAATGTGGCAGACAGGAAGATATTATCGGAGCTTATCACGTACCTAAATTTTTTGCTAGTGACATAAGTGGCGAAAATCTGGACAAAGTTGACAACCGCACAGGTGTTGTAGAGCTAACACAATCTTTTGTTGAAAAACCTTTATGGAATAAACTATATACTTCCCCACAATTTAACAAATTAACAGTTAATTGCGGTGGTAGTGCTAAAGAATATGACTTTAGATATTTTGATGAATCTGCACTTTTAGCCAAAAAGTTTACGTTCAAGTGGGCGGCTAATCAATCCCAATTGGGCGGCATCGTAATTACACCTGAACAGTACGGAAACGGCACGAATGGCGACTATTCCCTTGCAAGTAGTACGTGGGATAGTGTTCAACTTTCGACTACACAGTTAAACAACAGTGGCGTCATGCGCGATTTTGGTAATTTTGGCGTGGCATCAATCGGAAATTTATTTTCTCTTGATATCAAGGGGGAACTTCAAGCCGCGGAAACATTTGCAGAAAACCTAGGTGCAAAATTTGAAGAATCAGACCTTACTATTGGAAATCCTACTGGAACTATTGCCATGTATAACGCTCTTTTCCCTATGATATCTGTAGCGTGGTATTATCCTTCATTGCAAGATATCAAAAAGTTTAACAACTACTTCTGTATGTATGGTTATAATTACAATGGTAGTTTAGCCGACATTGTTATAGACTCATTACCAATTGTTAACTATGTTCACACAAGCGGTGCTATCATCACAGCGGAAAACGCACCACAAAACGCAATTGCATACATGGCAAACCGTCTTGATAGTGGTGTCTGGTTTTGGCATGGAATCGGAAATTACAAACACACTGATAAAATCTTAGAAAATCATTTTCCAGAAAGTGAGGGTGATTAAATGGCAACATATATTGGAGAAGCGTCAAAAGATGAAAACGGCAATCTTTGGGGCGGCAGAGACGGAGATCAAAACGGACTTGAAGTCCGCGTAACGGGTTGGTTTCCGCAAACTGGAGACGGTAGGCGTTGGGACTGGGTGGCACGTATTCGCAACCGTCCAGACGTTGCCCGTGGAATTGCTACACTTATGATAGAATCATGCGACAATCAAAATGTTGGTTACAATCAACATAGACGGGAAACTTTTACAAATGAGTGTAGAAAAGTTGGGTGGAAGCCCAAAGATGTTAAAGTACCGTGCGCTACTGACTGCTCTGCTTTAGTTGCATGTGTATTAAATTGCCTTAATATTTTCGTTAGTACAAGTATGAACACATACAATGAATTAGAACAGCTTAAGAATACAGAGCTATTTGACATATTGTATGACAGTAAATACTTGACAACTGGTGATAACTTGCAAGTTGGCGACATTCTACACATGCCTGGTCACACTGCTATAGTTGTGCAAAATTCAGAATCGACACAACCTGTTCCAGAAGAAAAGAAAGAAGATGAACAAGTAGGTGCTCGAATGTGGATAAATTGGCAAGTTTTTGAGTCTGGTAAAGAATATTCTGACACTAGTGGTTGGTATATAAACGGAGATAAGGGTAGAGCATACGGGCGATATCAGTTTGATTACCGTTATGGACTAGTGCCTTTTATGCAATTTTGTATACAGCACTATCCTACTCTTTTTAGTGGCTTTCAACCATACATTGATTTGGGTGTCGGCAACGAGCAACTTGTTAGCAATAGCGGACTGAAACAATTATTCATGGACTACACAACCAACCACTTAGCCGAATTGTCAAAAATGCAAAACTGGGCGATGTTTAATAACTATTATAGTTTGATTAGAAGTGAGATACAAAAACATTTAGGCTATGACGTTTCAAACGTTGGAGCGTATGCCGTGGGAACTGCCGCAAGTATTGCAATTCGTGATAGTGGATACTGGGACGCTGTAAAAGATATCTTCACGGGTACAACAGGCAAAGAGACAGAAAGTGATTGGATAAAATTGGTCATGGCACGTCAAAACGCTAAAACGGGTGCAAATGACGGCAATCGTTGGACAACTACACAGTACAACAGAGTATTTGCCGACATGCAAGCCCAAACGGGAGTTATCCAAATTGGCGAAGGTACAATTTCAGACACAGACTCAAAAGCCCCCGTCAATCCGGCTGGTGGAAATGCTGGAAGTGCAACAGGTAGCGGTACAACTGAAGTTGTGCAACCAACAACACCGCCCCCACCAATAGGGGGAATTGATGCTAGAAGTATGTTTTGTCCTTATTGGTCTTTAAAATACTTTGCGAATGTTTTGCCACTGAAAATTGAGCATTGACAATCACGGTCAATCTGGTAAAATGTAAGTAGAAGGTTGAGGGTTGAGGGGTGAGGGTGAGGGGTGAGGGTGAATGATAAATATACCAATTTCCGTGTATAATTTAGAAAGTGAGGTGTTGTGATTTGAAAAGAAATACCAAAAATCAGAATACACAGACAGAAAACCTTTTAACTATCGGACTGTATTATACTTTTTTGCGTAGGATTGCTGTTGACGCGTGGACTTTTGAGGGGTTGCCGTTTGATGACGATGACGTTTACAGACATGCCAATAACATTCTCAATGAAAATTTTGTACTTGGTAAGTTAGGGGGACTCTGGAAAGAAGATGGATTTTATGTTGTCGGAGATTGCACAGCATCAAGTACTAAGACGTGGTATGGCGGTGCAACAAAGTATCAATGTAAGACGTTCGTGAATACGGTTAGTAAAGACTTGAGCGAAGTTGCTACATTGACGGCTAGCTTGTCACCTTACACAGACTATGACGTTGTTTCTATTAACGGTTTATGTCGACACTATGCCGCGTTGCTTTACGAATGCGACAGGTGCATAAACGTGAATTTAAAAGCACAGAACACGCCCGCCATCTTAAATGCCCCAGATGGTCAAGAGCTGACGTTTGCCAATCTCTATGAGCAAATTGCGGGTCATAAACCTGTTGTCTATACAAGAGATATGTCGCCGCTTAAAAGTCAGTATGACGATATACGTCAAATTGTATATCAGACACCCGCGCCATTTGTTGCGGGAAATGTGGAACAACTGAAATCTATGCTAATGTCGGACTTTATGTTTATGTTGGGTGTTAACGGACGAACACAGTCGAAAGTTGCACAGGTTTCAAGCCTTGAAGTGATGCAAGACGCCCCAACACTAATGGTTTTAAGAAATTCCTATGAACAGGCGAGACAAAATTTCTGTGATCAATGCAACAAAAAATTTGGCTTAAATGTTAAGGCAACGTTTAATGACTCAAATATTGGTGATGTTGGTTTACTTGACCAATTCAGTGTCATGGGCACAAACAGAGAGACAGTGAAGGAAGTTAAGAACAGCGGTTTAGAAGCTCAAGAAAGTGAGGGTGAGGATAATGACAATTCCAATGATTGACACTAATTTTTTGGACAATGATAAGTATTGGTATGATGTGGGGGCGGCTTATACGCTCCATGTCTATGATATTTTGCAAAATTCGCAAATTGGAAATGACAGGAAATCGAACAAAAGCTTGTTTGATAATTATGATTTTGCGGCTTTTGGGCTTGACGATTATCCGCTTTTCAGTGAGGAGTTTAGAAAGCCTATTAACGATATGATCATTCGTCATTTTCTGGAGTGGGAAATTGGTTATGAAACAGACTTTCTTTTCCGTGAGCACATGCGAGGTGATATGGCGCGAATTATGCCAGAATTAAACATCAAGCTAAAGGCACGGTTTGAAGCGTATAACGCAAAGAATATGTTTGAAACGGACAACAGCAAAAACATTCATACTTCCGATGATTGGCACAAGTTTCTTGACACACCGCAAGGGCAAACGGATTTACTCGATGACAACTATCTGACAAATGTATCAAAAAATCATGTGGATGATAGCACAACTCACACGGGGTCAAGCGGAACAGCCGCGTCTAATGCACAGAGCTACACGACAGCGGTTTGGGATTTTGAGACGGAAATTTGTGATAGACTGAAGCACAATTTTTTAGGGCTATTTAGGTGATTGACGAAAGCGGAACTTGTGTTATAATGTGAGTAGAATTATGAAAGTGAGGTGTAACTATGGCGAATATACCTATTATCAATCCGCCTGACAAAGAGCATTTGGGCTTTTGTTGGCATCATCAATTTACAATTCCTTTACTTTTTGATGATTGCTTAAGCCTTTTGCAGAAAGTTTGTGCGCTTTGGGCGAAGTTGAATGACGTTATTGACGCATTGAATGAATTTAACAATGAATTTAATGCTTGGGCAAAAAGTGTAGAAGAATCTTTAAAAGATTTGTATGCAAAGTATCAAGCCCTTGATACTAGAGTAACGAATATCGAAAATGAGTTAGAGTCTATCCAAACCGAATTGACTAATATCAAAAATGACATTTCAAATATTGAGCAACGTTTAGATAATGTCGAAAACAGATTAACGACTATTGAAGGTGATATTACAAATATACGTCAATCAATTTCTAACATCAACGAGTCGATTGAGATTTTAGAATCTGACTTGACCGCGTTAGAAACTAGGGTGAAAAAGTTGGAAGACTTGTTGAAGAATCTAAACATTATTCCACCAATTGATATTTATAATGCCACGGATGAAGAGTTTGCTACTGGTTTATGGGCGAATTGGTGGGATTGGATGAAAACAATATTATATTTTAAAGGTGCGGCGACGGTTGATATGTGGGAATACTCACCAAATGTTGTATGGTGGGATACAACAACACACCTTCCACGATATTTTCAGTTGGGGCGTGTCACACAACCGATCACACTATGCAAACTACCTTTTATTGCAGTCTGTAAAGGAGTTTTCGACCATTATCCAACAAATGGTGACTTAGTTGCTAATAGCCCACATTTTAAGGATAACGCTTTCACGGCTGCAAATGGATTTTTCGATTTTGAGTTGACGAAACCGTTCGGGTATACAATGGATGAAATTAAATTTCAAACATCATATATACCATTCTTACCAGTTAGTAGCAAATTGTACTCATATCAAACATCAATTGATCTAGTGAAAAATATCAATTGTGGGGTTCGTTTACAAGTACCGTCAACAGGCACAACCGCGAAGCTCTGCATTGCATCTGATATTTTAATATTAGGTGTATGCCCAGATAGCGTACCTATTACAGATAAGACTAAGTGGGACATGTACATTTACGCGGTTGCTGAAAATGGATAATTTTAGAAAGTGAGGTGTTTATATATGGATTTATTAAAGTATCTTGAACCGATGAAGAATATTCCAGAAAGATTTTCCAATCTTGCGTTTTGGCGTGGGGTAAGAAAGCTGAAGGATGAGGTTGTAAATGCTCTGGAATATGTGGATAGTTGGGGGGAAAGTATCGAGCATGATATATCATCATTGCAGAAAACAAAGATTGTGCGATATGCTAGTGAATTCATTGACAATCGCCCCACTGTGAGCGTAGTTTACAATCTGGATGACCATTATTGGCATGGAAACGTTGGCAATATTTCAATTAGTAAACAAGATAATGATATTGTCATTCCACTGGGGTTCGCATTCAAGGCTTATAAAACAGATGGTACATTTGGTACTTTCATTTTTTTACCTTTTGGAGATTGTATTATTGATACCACACCTGCTAAGACTATTTCATTGAATAATATTCATAGCACCAATGTGACATATAATTTCAATGATGATCCGCTTATTGCGAAAGAAATTTTTATATACGGCTATGGCGTGAAGTTCGGTTCTTAATAAATACAGCCACCAAATGGTGGCTGTATTGTTTGTTATTTGGTTGGGAATGTGATCTCAAGAAGATGTTTAAGGGATACTAGAACAACTTGCATGTTGTTGAGGTCTTTTGATGTGTTAATCTGTTTTAACTCCGTTGCGAATGCTTTTATCATAAGTCTCGCAATTGTCTTTTTCCCGTATCTACTAAGTAAATCTGAAATTTCATCATACATCTGGTTTTTCTGTTTTGTGGTTAATACATCCATGGTCAATCCTCACTTTCTTGCTGTTCTATCATCAACACCGCTTACGCGGATAATATCTACCAGAATCTTACTGCCGCGTGTTGCGGAAATGAATTTGTTTGCCGCTTCATTTTCGTTATTTCCTGTTACTGTTGTATAGTCATTTTGGTCAAAGTCTATGTCATAATACTCGATTAAATATAACTTCATGCTTTAACCTCACTCTCTCCTGTTAATCTCTTGTGGATATCGTCACGAGCCACCCAGTATTCAATCGTCATATAATTCGTTGATCTTCTGCCTTTATAGACGCATGGTCTTGTGCGAACTACGCCTTTTCCATACTTTCCATTATATGCGTGTACGGTTGAGCAACCTTCATTCATATAGCCTGGTACATCTGCACATGTGACATAGTGCAAGCCGCGTCTGTGACAATAATCGAGGGTGTCATCTAATAATGCGTTCATTTCTGGTACATTGTCGATTGTGTTGCGCTTATAAATTCCATATAGATTCATATTTACTCCATTCTCCCCGTTATGCCGATAGGACAGCTATAATATTATTTTAGTATGTTAACGTTGGTCTACTGTATCTACGTGATTCATGTAAACCTGTTGCAGGTTCAACGTATGAACTCCATACACCATTGACAACATTTGACATTGATAATTGCAAATCTAAGTATTTGCGCATTGCATAAGATATTTCATTATCATAATATTGCGATATCATATCACGCATGAATTTACGTGCTCTAGCTTCGTACGTATGCCCTGTTTTACATTTACTTAAGTCTGCTAGCGTTCGCTTTAGTTCGCGGTGCGCTTTAAGATATACCTGTCTCTTTTTATCTAACATGTCAAAGTCGATATTTGCAAGGGTTGCAAGGCTAACGTGATGCCATTCTGGATTGGTAATTGCTTCATATCGTTTCCATGTTTCCTTGCACCATTGTTCACCGCCACACCGATTTCCTTGTCTGTCAGCCGGACAACAAAAACACTTGTTATTGTACATTTCTGTGATTGTCGGGAAACCGCCAAACATGCCATAAAAAGAAGTTTTTCTTAGATTCTTTGCATAATTGCAATCATTTCCCCACTGTTCCGCCATAGCTTTAGCTATTCCAGGAAAAGTCTTTGATCTTACTAATGCCCTTTGTTCTTTTGAAAGATTCCCAGCTTCTACATACCACTTCGCCATTGTTTTTCCAGACTTAAACTGGATTCTATCTGGAGTCTCTACAATTTTTGTTGGTGAAAGCATTGGCAAGCCCTTTAACCATAAACAAGTCCGCTTTTCGTATGCATCCCCGTATTGATAAGGCTGTATAATTTGATCTGGTTTTCTCCATTGTGTACTCATTACACCAACAGGATTTTCAATTGCTATTCTGTCACAATCAGCATTTGCAATTATCATAAAAAACTTGATAGCATCATTTCTATCTAGCATCCTTTGAATTGCTTTATCTCCATACTTTTCATAATTAAACCATCTGTTACCTGTTACAGTCAAATATGTGCATGGTGGAAATGCGATGATCATATCCCACTTACCAGAAATTTCATGCTCTACTCCATCAACAGTGCTAAAAATGCAATTTCCATTCAATAATAAAGTAACGTCTTTCTTGATGTGCCACTCCGGATGATTACCAGAACAGTCAAGTAAATCGCAAGAATAAGCTTCATTCCCCAACTTTCGCAACTCAATTGTTACTCTCTGTGATTCTTCACATGCTACCAATACTTTCATTATTATTCCTTCCTTCAAGTCTTTCCTTGACGTCTTTGTTTTCTTTTCTCTTTCTGATTATATTATAGCAAATATCAGAATATAAACAATGATGTAATTTAACCTCTTATCAGAAAAATTATTGATCTTTTATAGTTCATAGTTTGTTAACAATTATAGCCGGATGATACCTGGATAACCCCTGGATGCTTCAACGCTTTCACACGTTACCACTTTAACGCGGTGAAGTTTAACACTTTAACGTGCTAAAGTGTCAGACCTGTTGTTCTAAAATTTCGGCAAACGGGACGGTGATCCCAGATATTT